GATGCTTGTCTGCGTGATCTGTTGTTGTGCTGGTTCGGCCATTTCGATTCCTCAAATATTTATGCTGGCAGAAGTTTTGCTGCGCGGGAGTTCGTTGCCACTTTGTCTTTGCCGACTGTTTTCTTGCGGGCTTTCTGCACCCGGTCCATCATGGCGTACAACTGACGAGCGCCAGCTTCGGTGGAGCCGTTACCCAGCTCAGACACAATGCGTGCGGGGACTACAAACTCACCATCGGCAAGACGGGCTTGCTGTTTCTGGCCGATCATTGCGGGGATGTCATCAGACACGCCATCACCGGGGCCACGCAGAAGTCTGCCACCATCGGAGTAATCGCCAAGATTGGACATGCCGCCTTGGGCCAGAGCAAATAAGCCCCCATGAGCGTAGCCATCGCCGCCGTCCGCAGTGCCTGCTCCGCTTGGGCCAGCAGCTTCGTTAGCGGCAGATTGTTCAGATGCTCCAACTTGGGCATTATTGGCAGCATCTTGGTCATACGAAAATTGCTGTGCATCGTTCAATTCGCCGGGAACGCCAGCATAAGTGCCCAACTCGCCATAAGGTGCGGATGCCTGCGTGCCGCCAAAAAAGTTTGCAATCCCGCCAGCAAGAGTGCCCAACTGGCCGTTGTTTGCAAAATTAGCAAGCCCCGCAAGAGTCCCCATTGGCCCCGGCACAAGCCCTAATAACGTCCCTATAGTGCGATCCACGCTTGCCATTCGCGCATCACGCGCACCGGGGGTCGCTGCTTCTTTATCAAGAAAATCAATAGTTTGCTGGCTTAGGGGCTGCATGTTACCGCCACTTGAACCACTGGCTCCAGAGATGTCCCCCGTAGGAGAAACCGTTGTGGCCCCCTGCCCGCCGGGTCTGGTGTAAAGCCCCGTCCTTGGGTCAAAGGTATAGCCGCCAACGGAGCCGCCATCAGCAAACTGCGGTTGGCCCGGGTAAGGAAGCATATCCCGACTGATTGGTTGTTGGTCTGGCGTTGCGTATGCGCCTGTGCGGATACCAGACTGTGGGTAGCCGGTGTTCATGCCAATTGCGTTGGCGTCTGACATTGCCTCAACCGGGCCACCCTCTGCCATGTACTCTGGGCCGGGGGCTTTATATGGGGTGAGTGCTGTGTACTGGTCGTTGAAGTACTGACGCTCTCTAGACGACATCGGGTCGTTTGCGGTACGGTCAAAAGCCCCGGGAACCTTAGTGCGGGAATACGTATAGGGGCGAATCATGCCCGGGTCGTTTGAAGCAGAAACCTTCTTGTCGTCTGAGGACAGCGCGGCAATACCGAGTGCGCCAAGCGGCATCATGTTATTTTTGGCAAACTTTAATGCCGCGTCAGAGCTGGACGTAACGGCATTGAATCCCGCGCCAAGCCTGTCCATTGGGGTTGAGGTGGCAAGTTTGTTTGCCACAGCATTTTGCGCGGCTTGTTCTTGTGCGTACGCATTTCCGATGTCTGCGGCGGACTGAGATAGCGCGGGGGCTTGCGTTACGGTTTGAATAGGACTAAAAGCAGGATTGGGAATGGTAGAACCAAAAGCGTCTACGGCTGTCTGTGATACCGTATTAGCCGCCCCGGCAGGAATGGCAGACGCAGCGTTTTGTGCCGTTGTTGTTCCAATTGCTTCGGTAGCAGCCACAGGAACCGCTTGAGTTACCCCGGAAGCAGCCGTGTTTCCCGCCGCAGACGACAGCGCCCCCGTACCTGCGCCCATTAGACTTTCGCCAAGCCCGGAGCCGCCGTACGCACCCAGACCGGCCATCAAGCCTTTTTCCAAGCTGCCAGAACTGAGAGCGGTAATGCCGCCGACTGTAAGGCCCGCCATAGCGGAAGACATCAACCCAAACCCGGCAGGGCCAAGCGCAAAGCCAGCCACCATTGGCAATATTTTTTTCAGGAAGCCTGCTTCTGCCAGACCCGTCTCTGGGTTGATGGTCAACGTGCCGCCATGTTTCAGAGCAAGCGCTTGCAGACCCGCGACTTCTTCGGGGGCCATGTGTACCAGCATGGTGTCAGGCCCGCGACCTAGCGCAGCGAGTCCTTGTGCAGTTTGATTCATGGAGTCCTCTGAAATCGGGGGTGAGTCGAGTTTATCATGGTGCTACCTTTAGCACAAACGTGGTTGTGTCGTAGTAAACGTCCCCAGTTTTAAGCCTGCCCGCTGCTTGATCTACCTGTGTTGGGAGACTGATACGCAAGGTTCCGGCGGTAACTCCGGGCTGACTAAAACTGAGCGCGGTGACAATCTCGTTGTTTATATTTTGTGTGGACGCAACTACTGCGCCGGGGTTGTCCAACTTGTTAAAGTACAACCGCAGGGTGCTAATAAGCGACGCCATGTATTGAGCATCGTACTCAACCGGGGCAGTCGGTAGGCGCGGAGCGCGGACTAGAGGGTTGCTCATGCTTACCTTCTGCCGTCTGGTCGGACTTCAATACGAGGAACACCAAGCTGCCAAGCCGTACCAAGCGTGTCGGAACTCACTTTAAACGCCATCTGACGGCCCCGAATCCTGACATAGACCTGCTCAGTAAACTGCTGCACGTTGTACGTACGTTGTCCGGCGTAGCTAATGCTGCTTATCACTTCGGGGTTGTTTGAGTTGCCGTAGTTGGAGCCGGGGAACTGCCGAGGCCGAACCGTGAAGTCCAGCGCAGGGGCATTAACCGTGGAGCCGTCAAAGGTCACGTCAGGGATAAGTCTCCAAACAAAGCCAAAGTTGTGCCCGTCCCCGATGTCAAAGTCCGAAGACTGCACATACGCAGTGATAGGCGAAGGTGGGTTGGTTGTGCCGTCATCCACACCAGTCTCGTGGTACACAAGCTGTGCCCCGTAGGTAGTCGCCATAGGCTCTACACGCAGAGGGCTATCCAGCCAAGCTGAGCGGTTTAAAGTGCCGTAGTACCAGACGCGCTCAAGGTAGTTGTACACCACGTACTTGTCGATGGTGGTGGAGTTGGCCGAGCAGTAGTACCACCAGACCTCATTGAACCCTTCGTTTGTGCCAGCAAAAAACTGGAACGCCTGCGACATGTTGATGTCGTTGTAAACATAGGAGCGCAGCGTGCAGGGCAGCGTTTCGACGCGACCAGAGTACATGTAGAACTTGTCCACGCCCATCCAGTAGGTGATGTTATTGGCCGTCACCGCTACGTTTGGACTTGCAATAGACAGGTTGTCGCCAAGAATCTGGAAACCCCAGACGTAAGGAGCGCCCAGATACTGCATAGAGTAAATAGCGGCGTCTGTCCAAACCAAAATCTCTTGTCGCGCCTGCATGGCCGTAATAATGGAAGAGCCGTGGCTCAGCGTGTAGCTGCCCGCTTGATTGGTAATAGCCGGTGTCCACTGGGTGTAGTCCTCTTGGTCTGACCAGCGCACCAGCATGGGATTCTGTACGGCTGAGCCGTAGTCGTTTACACCAAAACCAATGACAAAGCGGGAGGCGTCCGACACCATGACAAAGTTGCAAATGTCTGGGGTGTCCCCGGTGGTGAGCAGCGTACCCCGATCAAAAATGTTTGGATTGGCGTTGGTTTCCCAGAGATACAGCCCGCCGCCACGGGGGTTAAAGATCAAGTCTTCACCGTAGTTAGACTGACTCCACAGACGAAGCTGCGTACCAAGGCCGACACCAGCGGGAGCAGGTGAGCCCCAGCCTGTGCTTGTATATCCCGTGGTGATACCGCCCCACCCACCAGCGCCCCAGCCCACACTGACCGTGTAAACATCCGAGCCGGTTGTGATTTGGTATCTACCGACGGTAGCGCTGCCGCCATTACCGACATCCGAAGCGTTTGCTGCAACGGTAGAGGTGATTGTGTAGACGTTATTGCTGGTGACGGCCACCACTCGATACTCTTTGTTGAGCACGGCAGCGGTAATTACCCCACCAAGGCTGACCGCGCCGCTGTATGTAACAAAGTCTCCAGCCTGCGCTCCGTGCGCGGCATCGGTAACTGTCAGGGTGGTCGAGCCGTTGGTGGCTGCAAAAGTCACATCACCGGCAGCGGTGGTCAGGCGAAGAGGGGTGATGTCGTAGAAAGTGCCGCCGCTACCGTTCTGGATATAGAACTTGAGATTCGTGCCAATTCCTAGCAGGTTGTAGCTAGATAACGTAATCCAGTTCCACAGCGACCGGCAAACGCCCCAGAACGAGCCCGTAGGAGGAGCCAGCGTAGCGTTGGAGGTGCCAGTGTCGGCAACCCAGCCGCCAATTTTCTCTGCCGAGCCTGAGCGAAAGCGCACTTTGTCGCTCTCAAACCAACCGCCTTCATTACTTAAAGTTGTACTTTCTCGGTTGATCCCCGGACGGAAGACAAGTTTTTGTAATGGCATAGTGTTAAACCGTATATTTGTTGCTTTTGCACAGGTTTACCTTTGCAGGTATAACACGTAGATTGGTAGGTACGTGCAACCCAGAAACGAACTTACCTAACAACGGAATTTCGTGGTCTACATGCCACGAAAACCCAAACATTTTTGTGCGCACCGCCGCAATATCATACGCTTGTTCCATGAGCCAAAAATCGTCTTCGTCTAACCAACTGGGAGTACGATTTAAAAGTGCTGCTTGGCGGTGTCTTGACTTTGCGGCGTGTTGTGCTCGATGCGTGGCCGCGTATTTTGTAAAATAGTCTTGGTTATTTTGTCGGTATGCGGCCCGGTACTCCATCTGCTGTTTTGCATTTTTAGCATGCCATGCTTGCATGTACGCTGTGTGCGCGGCGGCGGTTTTAGCCCGATACGCTTTTTTATTTTCAGCCTCCGCATTTTTAAACGCGCTGTCACTACGATTTTTTTTCTTGCGTGCAATGTTATCGGCTTTGTGGCAGGTAATACAAAACGAATTGAGCCCGTCTTTTACCCGCGTGTTAGCGTAAAAATGTTCCGCCGTTTTTAGATCGTGGCATTTACAACAAAGTTTTTGTAGAGGCATGTTTCATTTTCCCACGTATCAGGCGAAAGGTCGAGCACCGGATTTATCAATGATAAGCGCCTGCCTGCGCGGAGTTCCGTCTGGCGTGTTTGTCACGCTGATGTGTGTCCAAGCATCAAACTCGCGAATGATTTGGTCAAAGGGTAAACCCGCAGCAATCACCGCACGCACCACTTGGTCTGGCGTCATCCCGGGGACACGGAAGTCTGCCGCGCAGCCGATCCTATGCTGGCTCGTGTCTTTGGAGCCAACGCTGTCGTTGACTTGTTTTGACCGGAAGGCGCTGTTGACCATGATGGGTTTGCCATCCAGCGCAGTCTTTACCTGCTCCAAGAACTCAGCCAGTCGTTGCAGGTTGGCAGTCTCGGCTTCGTTCGGCGTGTTGTCAAACTGGCGATGGCTTGTAGCGGTCAGTTCCGCAAGGGTGAAGTGTGGTGTCATTTGATTGCCGGAGCCTTAGAAAGAAGGTCTGTCTTGGCCTGTGAGCCAGCAGAGGAGCCGAAGTAGTAAGCAATGATGCCCGTCCAAGCGGTGGACAAACTGCCCAGCATCATCAAGATCGTTGGGTTGCTGCCGTCAACCTTGCCAAAAAGCATCATGCCCAAAATGCCGAAGAACCCAATCGTAATTATTGCGGCCAAGGCAGGGGGAACAATGGATCGCGTGGCGGCTTGCATGTCCCGCGCAGATTTCCTGTCTTCTACAGACAGCTTTTCAAAGTTGAGGCCAAGCTCCTGCGCTTGTTTCTGCAACTCGATCTCGGCCATTTTGACTTGAGCAATCTGCTCGGCGGACAGCTTGTTGCTGGAGATCAGGTCGCCAACCTTGTCTGGGTCTACGCCGATTGCCTTGGAGATAGCCGAGACAGCCATCCCCGCCAGTGGACCGCCCATTGCCGTGGCGATTGTGGGCGCGATTTGTTTAAGCCAATCCATTACTGTTTACTCCTAGAAAGCATGGTTGCTGCGATTTGAAGCATGGCGCGGGTGTTGTCCATGTCTTCAGGCTGAGTAGCCCATCCGACTGTGATCTGTCCAACAAACCTGCCCGGCTCCGGTGGAACGCTGATACGGCACGTATAGGTAACGCCCTTGGCGATGTACCACAAACCCATTTCTGACTGCGCTGACTTGTACTCACTGCATGGAATCTCGTTTGCCATGAGCTTGACCACATCAGAGTTGTTGCCTGCGTTCTGTGTAAACAACCCAACGTCCAGCCCGTCGTTCGTTTTATCCCTGCCATCTTTGGCGTAGGCCCGGTGCAGGATGCGTGTGCCAAACATCGAGTTCACTTTAAACACCGCCACGATCTGTGCGCCCGACTGTTTAAACAGATGAGCTGCTGCATCTTCTACGCGGTCTTCGGCAATGGACGGAATCTTTCTTGACTCCTTGTACGCCCCTATCAACAACTCTTGGTTTGTATATACAAAGTAACCCGCAAACGTGAGCACGGCCATCAGCACCATTGCAAAGAGACGAAACGGGCTGCTGACATACGCCAGCACCTTGTCAACTAGGTTTAAACGCTCGTCGCTCATCGTTGCTGCTCAAGGATGCCAATGGTGAAATACAAGATCACCCCGACCAAGCTGAAGAAGATAACCGCCAGCAAGGCCAACTCAACAACCTCATCCATCTCTTGTTTGCGTTTTACCGCTGCCTCACGCTCACGCCGCGCATCATGGGCAGACTCTACGTCCATCGCTGCTGCACGAGACTTGATGCGGTTCCACACATCGATTTTCCCCGCCTGCATAAACAGCAGTTGTAGCTCATCTTCAAACCGCTTGGCCTGATCCAGCGCCATCTCAATCTGGATAGCCGTGCCCATACTGGACTTGGATTTCTTGGCTTGGACAGCAGCCTTGGTGGCCGTGGACTTCGCGTCAAAGTACTTGCCCAGAACGGGGCCGAGCGAAGACACATCGTCAACGGTCTTGCTGACCTTCTTGATGAGCGCAACCGCTGCCTGTATACCTGCTAGCGCTGTTAGGGGGTCAATCATTTCTTCTTCCTCCACTGCAAGCACCAGACCAGCAGTCTGTCAGGCGTCCACGTCCACTTCACGCACTCATATACGGGCGATTTTGCCGCTGGCGGTGGAGGTGGCAGGGAGTCCATACCTACTCGCTCTTGGTGGGCCATACAACAACAAACGGAAACTCGGGTTGCAGGGGGACATCTCGCAGCGCTTGCCGATACGCAGACCACTTGGTTTTGATGGCTTGTGGCACATCCCCCGCCTGCGTCCAATCTGTTTGCGCTAACTTGGTGTCCCGCTCTTGCCTGATTGCGCTGGCAAGTTCTTCTTTAGTTGGAGCGGGTGGCGGTACAAACTCCGCAATCTCTCCGTAGACCCCTGCCAAAATGTTCTGGTAAATCTGCTGCCCGTGTGCTTCAGGGTCGTCTTTCGTCGCTGTAAACGGTAGCTCAGCATCCCACCCATCCCAACGGATCAGGACGTTTACGCCGGTATGCTCTGCGTCACACCACTGCGGCTGCTTTGCATACTCAAGCTGCATATCAAGACACGCGAAGCCAGAGCGACGGGCAGTTATTGTTGTTGATGTTTACACCCTGATATTCGTACGAGCCTTCGATATAGCCCATCAACATCCATGTACCAGCAGGAGCGCCGCCCTCGGGGGTGCTTACGTAGTTGCCGCTACCAAACCTGCCGCCAGCGCACTGAGCAGACCTGTACCGTAGACCAGAACCCGCGATTGACGTGCCCGTAGCAACCACCGAGTTGGTTGTGTAGCTCATAAAGGCGTACGTCCCGACAGCGCCCACAGCAGCCCCGGCAGTGGCGTTAAGAACTGTTGCAGTGGTAACCCCAGTGCCAGTAGACGCCGCAGTGATCCGGCCTTTGGAGTCAACCGTGATGTTTGCTGTGGTGTAGGAACCCGCTGATACCGCCGTGTTTGCCAGTGTTGTGGCGTTGCCCACCGAAGTTACATCCCCAGTCAGGTTGGCGTTGGTGACAACGGTCGTTGCATTCCCCACCGAAGTGACCATGCCTGTTAAGTTGGCGTTGGTAGTTACGTTACCCGCCGTCAAACCCGACGCCGTTCCGGTGATGTTCGTTCCAACCAAGGCAGTCGGCGTGCCCAGAGCAGGAGTTACCAGCGTGGGGCTTGTGCTCAGGACGGTGTTGCCTGTGCCAGTAGAAGTGGTTACGCCCGTGCCGCCGTTGGCAACTGCCAGAACCCCGGTCAAGTTAGCTGCCTCAGTGGTGAAGAAGTTTGTGCCGTCACTGAACACCAAGAGCTTCTTGCCCGCTGGGACAGCGATACCAGTTCCTGCTGCGGTTGTGTTGCCCAGCACCGTGGAGTTGTAGATCGTCGCTGTGTAGGCAGTCGTGTTGTAGATGATGTATGTCTTCTCCTGCGGGGGAGCGTAGACGGCGAAGTTAGCCGTGGTTGTGGTGGTCAGTGCAATGACGGCATTTCGCGCTTGGTCAGGCGCACCGTCCAGTGCAGTGAAGGCTTGGTTGGCCGAGGTAACGGACACCGACACATACCCCGCAATAGCCGACTCAATGATCGTGCCGAGGTTGGTGTTGGTCGTGGTGTTCCACGTACCGGCTTGGTCGCCAGCGCCAATCAGTTCAATCCGCAGCGAGGGGGAGTAGGTGCTTGACATGGGTGTCCTTTAGTTCGGGATATTTTCGCAGGTTTACGGCGTACTGTCAGCAGGTTCGGGTGTGTTGCCCTCTGCCAGCCATGCAAGGTATTGCTGGTAGTCGGTGTTGCCTTCTGACATGGGAATAAACGCATTATCAGATATGCGCTTGACGCAAGTTGCTGGCCCCATTGGGGTACTTAGTATAAGTTGATACATAGTATTCTCCATCATAATTCGCTAGAAGCTGTGTAATGAATCAGATAATTATTAACTGAGCCAGAAGCCAATGTAAGCTGACCAACGCCGTTTGTTCCAACATAATTTATTCCGGTGACACTAATTGATGTTCCATCAGATGCTCTATATGCAGCGCCTGAAGCACCAGAAACTGCGTTATATACCACCACAGTTGGAGTATCTCGTTTAGTTACTTTAAATAAAATGTTACTAGGAATATCGCTGGTAGCTGTTAATGGGGTATTAAAACCTATAAAGCCATTTGTAAATGAGCCTGTTGCCGCGCCAATGTTATAGCTACGCTCAAAATACCGCTGGCACATAATTAATTCACGACCAATATCACGATAGTCAAACGATGTGTCTGTGCTGCCTTTTTCAAGCTGTACGCCTGTGATGTACAAGGTTGCTCCGTTTGTGCCGACTACGCTGGTTGCGCCTGTGGCTGAACGGAAATCACCCGCAGCCCACGCCCCCGCCGTTCCAGACCGAGTTGAGCCCATGCCAAGACTGAAGTAAACACGAATACCGGCCCCATTAGTAGTAAGCCACGTTCCGGTTGTATCACCAGCAACCGTAACGGTTTTTTGTTCCCAAGTGTTTGCCGCACTGATTGTGTATGTGAATGGATAGCTCCGATTTACAGCACTGTTATTGAAAGAGCCACCAAAATTTCCAGTTAAACTTGAGCGAACCCAAAAGGACAAAGTGACTGTCTGTGCGCCAGCAGCCCCCCAGCCTAAATCGGATATGTTAAATCCCTCAATAATCTGACCAACAGTAAAAATATCGCTGCTGATAACTGAGTATGCAGACAGGGATGTAATCAGTGTTGAGTTGGTAAAGCCAGCCGGTGCAGTTGAGCTTTGCTGAGTTGAGAACTTAGAAGATTGTTCTACGTTGTAGCGCCACCTGTCGCAGCCCCACCAATCACCAGCCGTAGTCGGGGTGATGCTCGCCCCAGCGTTCCTCTGGTCAATCACCATCGCGCCGTTGATGATGCGGTTCTTGAAGCCGAAGCCCGTGGCAGCGGTGTTCTGTACGCTGTTGTCGTTGAAGGTGATGCCACCTGTTCCGCTGATTGATACGGTCATGCTAGTTGCTCCTCAGTGGGTCGTGCCAGTGTCGGGTGTTCCCACTTAGCTATGTAGTCTCCACGCCCGTCAGAATCGTTTCTAATAAAAATGTGCGCGCCAAAACCAAAATCATTCGAAGTTAATTCTGGATATAAAGATACAATTTTTTCGTACATTATGCAGCCCTCACTAAACAACCGGTCATATATGTATATCCTGTGTCAGCGGCCCCATATATTGTTTTTGTAACGCCTGAGTTTTGGTATACATAGGTTTCAACATAATCAGTTGAACCGTTTAAATAAAAAATATTAACCGCAGCTACAGTTAAATCTACAGTCCCAAAATAGCTTGTGCGTTTATACACAGAAGAACCATTTTTCACTAATACAACCTGATAAGCGCCTGTGCCAGCACCGCCTTGTAATGTTGCAGTAGCATTAATTTGGTAATAGCCAGCTACTTGTGGAGTAAACCGATAATTTGTAGTTGAATCAAAAGCATTGGCAGTGTCAAATTCTTCCGCACCTAAAACAAGTTTAGTTAAGGAGTTATTTGTTAAAGATTGGGTTGTACTTGCGTAAGCACTAAACGCAGGGCCGTTGCCAGCCACATTGGTAGCCAGCATTGCCTGAGACACTACTGCGGTGCTGCCAGTGGAAACCACTGTGCCGGTCTCATCAGGCAGCGTCAGTGTGCGGTTTGTGTTTGTGACAGGGGCTAACAGGGTGACTGTGCCCGTGCCGGTAGCGCCCCCTTGAACGGCTAATAGACTCATGCTGCCTCCAGTGCGGTGATGCGGGTTGTCAGGGCTGTGATGAGGGCTTGTTGTTCTTGGATTGCCGCTGTAAGTACAGCAACCATTTTGGGGTAATCCACACTCTGCAAAGCAAAAGAGCCGTCTTCATTTACTGCGTCTTTTGTGCCGTCAACTAACAACGGAAATTCTTGTTGCAGTTCGTGAGCAACAAATCCAATTTGCTGTTGATTAAACGCAGTCAGAGTGTACGAAACAGGCTTTAGTTTGCAAACCTTTTCCAGCATCCCACTTAAAGAAGTAACAGCGTTTTTTATGCGGTAATCAGAAACGGTGGTAAACGCGCCAGTTTGTGTAATCTTCCCTTGGAGTCCACCGTCTGTGTAATATTGAGCATGGTCTAAACCGCCGCCAGCAGAAGATTTGTTTGTGTAATAACCAACTTGCCCAGAACCAACAATTAAAGTAAATTTTCCTGATGCTGTCGTAGCCCCCACCAGCAAGTTGCCGCTGGAGTCGATACGGGCGCGTTCGGATGGATTGGTATTTGCTGCTGCGGCTGTCAGGAAACGAATGTCTGCACCCCCAGTACCAGCCGCAAGTTGCACGGCTGAACTACCAAAGTTGACATTTGAAAATGATGAGAATGATGAACTCCCATTACTTGTGTTGTAGTTGTTAGTGGAGAAAGTAGAAAGACCGAATGTTCCGTCATATGAGCTTGATAAATAAGCAGGTATGCTTGAGTAACGAACCGCCAGCACACGAACAGTTGATGTGTTAGAACCTATTTCAAAATTAACACTCGGTGCAGTATTCCCAAGACCAAAATTCCCTGCGCTGTCAAATCTTGCAACCTCCGCACCACCTTCAGCAAAAGCAATGGTGTCAGCCGCAGGGAAGAAGATGCCGGTGTTGGCATCAGTTCCTCTGATCGCAGGGGCGGCTGCTGTGCCGTCCACATCAGAAAGGCCGTTTGTGCCGTCTAGAATTAAACTCATGTTTGTTTCCTTAAACCACAACCCAGCGTGAGCCGGTTGGAACTGTGACTGTGACGCCTGAGTTAATGGTGACTGGCCCTGCGCTCATGGCGTTGTTTCCTGCCGTGATGGTCGAGCTAACAGCCACCGTCGCTGCGTTCTCAACGTAGCCCTCGCCACCAATTACGGCGCGTTCTGATGGGTACGTAACAAACACGTCTTTTGTACCGGCGCTGAAGTTGACCGCCGAGCCGCTGTTAGAAGATGACAGCACCGTTGTTCGGGCCAGCGTAGTTCCCGAGGCTGTGTACGTGCCGATCCCGACTTCCCACTCAGAACCCGTTTGACCGGCAATGGTGTAGTAGGTGGTGTTGCCGTTGCCAACCACCGCAAAAGACTGAAACCCAGTTGATGCGCCGAGGAGCGTTACTGTTCCCGTACCCGTCGTGGTGGTCGTTTCTTTTACCCGGTCTGCAAGTACGAGAGCCATATTTATCCTTAATCTGTCTCAACTAACGCCCAGTCGGGGGTCTCTGCGGTATTCACCAACGCCCAGCTAGAAGATTGAGCATCGTTTACATTTTGCCAGTTTGGGGTCTGACTGTCATCTACCAAAATCCAATAGACGGCGATCACATTTCCAACCGCGCCAGAAGCAGATACACCTGACAGCGCAAAAGTCTTTGAAACTCCAACCGATCCAACAAAACCAGACGCGGAGTCCGTGGTCAAGAACCCAACTTGCGCGTAGTCAACAGCGCTGACTGCCCCAGAAGCCGTGACACTCGTCAAAGCAACTGAGATTACAGGGGCTACCGAGCCAACTTCGCCTACAGCCACATCGCCGGTTGTTGCGTCCGACTCGTTGTAGATCATCGTCCCAACAAGCCCCGCCGCCTCAACTCCTGACAGCGCAACTGCTACACCGCCGTTGGTTACTGTGCCAACCGCCCCCGAGGCTGCGACGCCGGACAGAGCAAGCGTTAGCGCCGCTACCGGTGTTCCAACTTCGCCGTTGGCGTGAACTCCGGCCAATAATGGGAAGTTGGTTTCGTCTACATTGCCAACGTCTGTGAGAGCCGTGACCCCGGTCAGGGGGATAGAAATATCGACGCTGACTGACCCAACGCTCCCTGTTGCCTCGTCACCTGTTATTGCTTGCGATCCTGCGGCAACAACAGTCCCTACACTACCTGCGGCTACAACCCCAGTCAGGGCAACTGAGCTTTCTTCTGCTACAGACCCAACAGCCCCAGACGCAGAAACGCCCGTCAGGGCGACGATGACTACGTTTTCGCCAAGAGCCGCAAATGGGGCTTGTGCAAATGCGGATATACCAAACATGGTCTACGGCTTGCGCCGCCTCCGCTTAGGTTGTAGCCAGACGCAACAGTGCCGTGGTGGTGTTATTCACAGGCATCGTCAAGGTGAACGTACCCGCCGTGATGGTCTGTGAACCAAATGTGTGGACACTCACCGCCTTGTTGCTCTGTGATGCGTTGTAGATCAACACGGCATCAAACGCCGTAGCCAAAGTTACCGAGGTGTAAGTCAAACTGGCAGAAGGCGTGAAGAACGCCACGCCAGCAGTCGCTGAAGTGTTGGTGGCAGAAGGAGGTGTTGCGTTTGTTACAACGATGCCCCCAGCAGAATAACCTGAACCCGTCACTTCACCTGTTGCGGAATATACAGTGGTTGAAGCATTGATGGTGGCAGAAGCCAAGTACAAAGCGCCCCTGAAGGTGTCGGCTGCGGATGTTCCACGCGTTGGCGCAGTGCCAAAGTTGTGCGTTGCTGTGAGCAACTCGCCCATGAAAGAGGTACACATTGATTGGGTATTGGCCATGATTTATCCTTTAAGCAAAAGAAGCTGTTTCGCCGCCACCAAAGACGGCTGTTTTTTTCAGGGTCACATGAGCAGAACGGTGAACAAGCTCACCCTCCAACCAGTACTCAACCCATGTCGTGAGTTCGTTGTCATTATCCACTGTACCTTCCCGCTTTTCAAGCAGGGAGTCGTCCATGTCGCCTTTGGTTGTCGTTACAAGCATGTTGGTCCTTATGAAATTCGCACAATTGCGCTGGTGGCATTGGCCGTGGGGAATACGATCTCAAAAGTAGTGCCAGACGCGGTTTTGTCCGCGCCGAAGTCCAGCACCGCCACAGTTTTGTTGCCTTGCGTGCTGTTGTAGATCAGAGCGCCGCGAGCCGTGAAAGACGCGCTTGCCCAAGACGAATTGGCAAAGCTGACAAAGGCCGTTGGAACACCTGCGTTGTTGTCGCCCGAAGTTGGGCTGGTGGAGATGACCAGCGTGTTGCCCCCTGCCGTGTACCCTGTGCCCACAACCTCGTTGGTTGTTGTATATACAGTCGTGGTTGGGCCGATGTTTGAGTCCGCCGTGTACAGCGCGATCTTGAATGTGTTGGGCGACGTTGGGCCAAAGTTGTGAACCGCCTGAAGCAATTCCACCTTGAAGCTGGTCGTGGACGTCTGGGCTATGGTCATGTGTTAATCCGCAGTTTGGTCTGCCCGTCGCGGTACGCATCGCCCCGTTCGAGTCCATCACCCAGACGTTTAGCCAGAGCCAGCGCTTCGTTGTACTTGGTGTTGTACAAAGTAACCAAGTCTGCTTCGCCCTTCATGTACGTCATGGCCTCAACCAAGCTGCCGTACAGCAACACAGAATCAAAGTTGTCGCCAAGCCACGAAGTTCCCGCTGTGGTAATTGACTCGGGGTAGTAGAAGTAGTGAAGCTCTACATAGTACGCAGCATCAGGCGTTGGGCCGAGAATGAGTGACAACTCGTTTGTAATTGCTGAACTGACGATTGTTGGCCCAAACAGCGCGTAGTATTTTGGAACCCCTGTGGAATTTGGAGTGGGGTACGCCTGCCGGATGAAGTTTGCGTCCTTGTTGAGCAGGTACTCGTACGCGCCCGTGTCTAAATTTGCGCCAGTAACACCTGTCACCAAAGCCAACGAGTACACCGCCAAAAAGTCGTTTGGGAGAGATACGTACTTGTTGTTTGCCGTTATCGCGGAGTACTGATTCTTGCGAAGCGATGGGAACTGCACCGAGTTGTAGATGCGCTGCTCAGCCTGCTCAATCAGAGTGTTAATCTGGGTTGTGCTGGACACAGTGGAACCGTCCGCCAGATATGTGGCTGGGAACTGATTCTCCGTGTACGACTGGATCGCCGCTACAAGCTCGGTGTATGTCATGCTTTATGCCATTGGGCCACGGGCGGTGATGCCCTTGGTGGCGCAGCCGTTACCGCGAGTTACAGTGCCCGCAGTTTTGGTTGTCTCGTTGCCAGCGGACTTGCTGATGTTGCCAACAGTCGCGTCCACAGTGTCGAGCTTGCTGCGGTTTGGCATTTTGCCCGGGTTGGCCTCTACGGTCACGGGTTTACCGGACATGGTGTGGGGCTTGGCGTACGCCGCAGCGGAGAGATTATTTACTTTGGTAGCCATGATTAGCCTCGCTTTTGGTTTGCAACCTTGGCCAGACCCCGGCCCAGTTTGAGCATGTCTTCGTTGGTCTTGCCACCAGCAGCGCCCTTACCACCTTTTTCGATGGCTACGGAGGGGCCGCTGTCGCCCAGATTTCTACCCTTGGTCTTGCCCTTGCTTGCAATACCGTCTGCGGATTTTGTAAATGCCATGATCGACTCCTTACGTCGTTTGAACTGTCACTGTACCAATTATCACACCTAAAGCCAATAAATTGGGTGTCAGTGCGTCATCAAAAACTCTAGAGCCGCCAACAGGTGCCCAGCCCCACTGAATATTCCGGCTACCTTCCCCTTGGTACCCGTTCGCCAAGGTCCCAGAGGACACATAGCTGCGGTCTGGGCGGGGATCACGCACTGCCTGCGGGTCATCTACCGGATACATGCCCAATAGCAACTGCGGCTGATCCGGGTCGTAGCAAATGCTGCACACCATGATGTTGCGAATCTTCGTCTTGACGGTCTCTTTGCGCAGGGACGTCAGCTTGAACCGAAACCCGCAGCGGTCACACTCGGCAATCGAGTTCTTGCCGGAGGAGAAACGGTTGCCCACTTACGTACCACTTCCAATGAACATCTGGCGCGGTACAAACCGTACAGACGCCTTCTCGCGGTCTTCGTCCGAAGCCAGTTGCCAAGCCTCGTCATACTGCTGTTTGAGCACGCCCAGACGCTCTACGCCCCCGGGAACTTTCATGGCCAAGTAGTAGGCCAGCCCCGCCACCATGCAGGGGATAAAGCGGAACGGCACATCCATCGTGTTCACACCGCCACCAGCGTCATCAATGCGGCGCATGCGCCAGTACACGAACGTGTAGGTCTGGCTGGCATCTGGCACCGGCCACACAGTGATGCGCGGGGCCTCCTGAAGACGCTCAATCCAGACTTGAATCGGACGGGCTTGGGCCAGCTTGTTGGGGATGGTTGCGTAGGTAGAAACACTGATACGCGTGATGGTCAGGTCGGCCTGTGTGGCTGCGTTCCCCGCTCCCGTGCGGATGACGTGCTCCAAGAGGTCTACCGTGTCTGCTGGTAGGTTGTATGTGGCCGTGCCCGGAACCATCGTAATGGAGCCCTGCTCAAACGTCCACATGTTCACGCCACGGTTGGCCCAGTCAGCAAACAGTAAGTTCAGCGACCGGCGGGCAGTCCGCAAGTCGTAGCCCGTACGCATCTCGCTACCGACGCGCTCGAACGCCTCCTCGACCAGTTCGGTCAAGTCGAGATTAAAGCTGGTGGTGCCTGAGACTGCCATTATCTAAACCCTGCTGTTTTCTTTGCAATACGTTTGGGCTGTGCTACGAACTGCTTCCCGGCGGCTTTTCCTGCTCGCTTGGCTTTGGTCGTCGCAGCGTACTCAGCAGGGCTGAGACTTTTGATAGCAGATTCTGGCAAATATCGCTCACCAGTGACAGAAGATTTTTTACCACTTTTCGTCCTCCATTTTTGGTCGCCCCAGTCTTTGAGGGATTTCTGCGGTGCCTTCATGTCAGTCTCGATACCCGCCACCAGCGGCTTTGTAGCGCTTGGCCATGACTTGTGCTTTTCTTGCACTCCACTGGCCTGCGCCTGTGCCAACGATTGCCGCAGCTTTTACGCTGTTGAAAATCCGTTTGCGAAGACCGGGCTTGGTGTAGTTGCCAGCCTCATTGACCTTGGACTTCACCTTGCCCCCTTTGGCAAACAAGTCAGCCTTGTTCGGATCATCCTTGCGGGTGATCTTCTTGCCCTTGGGCATTTTGCTGGGGTTGATGTCCCCCATGCCACGGCTCGGCATCATGCTGGGTCTCAGCAGGTTCTGCCGCCGGACTTCATGACGACCATCTTGCCCTTGGTTTTACCTTTGGACTCGATGCCGCCACCCTTGGCCATGCCACCGGCTTTGAGGCCAGCGTGAGCTTTGGATGCGGGTTGGGCTGCGTGTTTAGCCAGCGAAGTCATGCCGCCAGAAGCCATCTTTTTCATGCCGTCTTTAGCCATGTCCATGCCTTTTTTCATAACCGGCTTACCCATTGCGGAAGGGCCTTCGCCTTTTTTCTTTGCAATCATTGCCATGAAACCAGCGTTCATTTTGGAAGCCATAGTATCACCACCTTTTGAAAATTTGCGGCCTTTGTCGGCCTTGTTGAAGTCCTGTCCCACGGACTGTGGGACTCCTACTTTCTTGGCAAACGCTGGGTTATTGGCCACCGCCGCCATGAAATTGTGTTGCTTTTTACTCGTGCTTGGCATGTCAGACCTTGATGAGCCAGCCCTTACCAATCACAAAGCCGACAACCAGCATGCCGATCCAAATCAGCGCTTTTTCTATAACCGTCTTGCCGACTGTCTTGTAGAACTCGCCAGACATCTCTTCGATGGCAAGCTTAGCCGCTTTCTTGGCAATTGCTTCTTCTCGCTCTGTCAGTACGATGTCGTTCATATCAGCATTTCCGTGTTAGCAGCATCCCGGTATTTATCCCATGCTGGATGATTTGCTGACGCATATAAGTATTGTGCCGCAAACTCAAGCAGTGTGGGGTCATCTCTAAAATGCCCAAGCCCACGATTACAGTGGTTGCACAACATACCGCGTACCTGTCCAGTTGTGTGGTCATGGTCAACTACCAAAGTCTCTACTGATCCGCAGATAACGCACTCGTGGGTATTGTCTTTAAGTTCTTTCAACTCCGCGTCAGAAATAACAGTTCGGAATTTACCCCGGCAATTTGCGTTTCGGTATGTTGCACGACATTCCCTGCACCAACTATCCAAACCGTTACGCTTTTTGTTGTGCAACGGGAAAAACTCCGCTGTTGCGGGCTTGTCTGCTTTACAACGAGTGCATGCTAGCAATTCCATGCTTTTAACGACAACGCTTTACGCGTTGGTCGCCCCTTCTCGTCTTTCATCGGGCCGGGCATTCCACTCATCCGGGCGCAAAAAGAGTCGCGGCGTCCGGCGTCTTTCTTTGTCTTTGGGTGTGGGGCGGGCGGTTTCAACCCCGGCTTTCCCGGATTGGCCTTGTTGTACGAGGCACGGCCCTTCGCGTTCAAGCCACCCTTTGGGTTCTTGCCTTCTTTGCGTGTCCATGCCGCTGTCTTAGCCATAATAAATGTTGGCAGAAGTTATGTTGGACATGCTCAAGTAGATACCGTTTTGAACAAGTATCCCCTCGCCGGGAATCAAAGCAAAATTACCAAACAAGTCACCCGCGCCAATATCGTAGCTAGCAAGCCACCGCGTTGCGTACGCCGCCACGGTTGAAGCAGCAATAGTCCCAGAGTTGATGTCTGTAACTGTGAACGTGTTTGCGCCCGTGCGTGTGATTACGTAGTTGCCGTTTGTGCCGGATGACCCGCTTGCTGTTGCAAAAGTAAGCCCGACTACGTTCCCGGTAACCAAGCCGTGGGCTGACTTTGTAACAGTGATAAGAGTGCCCGCCCGCTCGTATGTTGCCGCTACAGGCGCTGTGGTGGTGTCAAAGATGTCCAGTGTTCCAGCCGTAGCTGTGCCCACAATAGAAACGGCTTTGAGGCGGTTACGCCCCAACACGGCAAAACCAGAGTTGTTAAGGTGGCCGGATTTAACGTCTGTTTGCATCATAATCAAACTCCTTTAAAAACGGGGCCGAAGCCCCTTGAGTTGATTAAGAGTTTGCAAATGGTGTAGCCACAGAACCTGTGCCCAACACCGTGCCTTCAACCATGTACTTGTTAGCGGCGATTGCAAAAATTCGCACCCACGAACCTGCAACACCGCCAGTGGTGGTGCCATTCAAGTTGATGAAATCGTTAGCAGCGGCGGCAAAGAAACCGACCAGTGCTGCGCCGTCTGTATCAACGTCGTTCATGGTGATTGAGCCAACAAACTTGTCAGTGCCGTTTGTACCAATCTTCAACGAGCTGGTAGCAATAGTTGTAGGAACCCAGATGGTGTACAAAACGCCTTCGTTGTTGACTGTATTGGGGTCTTGCCCGGGGCCAGACGTGGTGGTATTGGCCGTCATGTTGATCGCAGGCAGCGTCAATGTCAGTGCAGCAGCCAAAGTGCCGCCAACAGAAATGATGCGACCACCGTGAGCTTCGGGGTTCAGCGTAGTGCTGGATGTGATCTCAACAACAGCGGCTGGGCCTTGTTGATAAATACCGCCCAATGAACGAACTGGGCCTTGAAACGTAGTGCGTGCCATGATTTTTCCTTACATGCAAGTTGGGCGTATCAGTCTGCATGTCGTCAGCCGGGACTGTCTGATACACCGGAAAGCCCGGAATACCTGCAATATACACCTTTTTCACGGGGTGTCAACAATAAAAAAGGCACCCGAAGGTGCCTTTTCAAGTAAGCGGCCGGGAACCCCCAACCCTAACTTACTCAGCCGTCAATTAAGACGAACCGCTTGAGCCCCATGCGCCCAATGGATCGCTCCAGCCGAAGCTGTAACGCTCACGAGACTTGTAACGGACGTTGCCCGTGTCGAAGTCGCCGTCCATCGAGTTGGTCAGCGCAATACGCTCGAAGTGCTTCAGGCCGTTTGGCACATCAGTCATCAAGAACCAAGCATTGCTGTCGGTCAAGAAGTGGTTGATGGCATAGCCTTCAGGGATCGAACCGTTGTTCTTGATCGCGTTGATGTCGTTGTCAGCAGTGCCAACGCGGAGGTTGGTTTCCAACAGACGAGTCGCAACGAATTGCAGAGCAGGCGGAACAATCATCTTGCGTGGCTTGGCTGCGATCAGCAGGCCGCGCTCATCAGTCCATGCAGCGATCTGGATCACAGCATTTTCCAACGAGGTCTCGTTCAGATCAACACCAGTGGTCGGGCTGTTGAAGTTAACGCCGCCGTTGACGAGTGGGTGACCCACGCGTGCGCTGGAAGAGTTGACGCCAAACAGCGACACACCGTCACCGCCGAGGTACGAACCGCTGAAGCCATTGTTGATGACGCCAGCAGCTTTAACCTGCTTGGTGTAGGCCATAGCGCGAGCCAGACCTTTGGTGTAACGAGCCGACAAAGAGTCGTACAAGTTATCTTCGACCGCTTCTTCAGTGATCGAGAAGCCCAGAGCGATGGTCTCGTGGCTGTAACGTGCAGTGAAGGCTTCTTGCGCATTGTCATAAGCAATGGCTTGGCCCTCGTTCTTCACTGGTGCAGCACCGAAGCCGGACAGCTTGGTTTCTTCTTCAAACGAGCGCTCTGATTTCTCAGTCTCGTAGATTTCCTTGTGCTCTTCGCCGTAGCGAGCGTATTCCAGACCAAACAGTGCGTTCAGGCCGGGGAGCAGTTCTTTAAGTAGTTGTGCGCGTGAAATAGCCATGATTTAGCTCCTTTACAGACCAACAGCGTTGCTGTAAGAATGGTATCCGGGGTTGAACTTCACCAGAATGTCAGTAAATGCGTCACCCACGGTCGAGAAGCCTTGCATGTCCACGAAGCCAACGACGCGGAAAGCGGCAGTGGTAGTGACAGCAGAAGCGCCAGCCACAACGGCAGTATTCGAGTTACCAGTGGTAGTCGAACCAGTCGAAGTGCTTTGCACAGCGTTCAGGAACACGTTTGCACCCAGAGCAGCTTGCGTGACAGAGCCAGCAGACTGAACTTGGAACACAGCACGGTCGTCGTCAATAACGTACGCAGTGATGGCAGTGCCAGCAGGAGCAACGTAGTTGGCGGGGTAGTACTGAGCGTAGATTACCTGACCTTGCGAGTTTACGTAGGAGCAGCCGACGAAAACGCCGATGCAACCCGTGTTAGCTGTACCAGTGGGGAAACCATTGGTCGTAGCGTCTGCACCAGTCGAGGTAGCAATGTTGATGAAACCAGAAGTGTTTACGAAGACCAGCGATCCGTTAAAGATGTTGGTGTTGTAACCCGCTGGGTCGATCAGAAACTGACGCGTGCTACCAGCATAAGGTAGACCGCCCAGTTCGTTTACGGCTCGAAAGCCGTAGGGGGTAGCAGTTGATGCCATGAGGCACTCCTTTATTTAGAACCTGAACCAAATCCCTGTCCGCGACTGGATGTTGACTTGCGTTCAGCAAACAGTGGCATTCGAGGGTCATTATTTCGCATAAAGTGGTTGTCCACGGAGTCCATCTGGTTCTGAGCCTGCTGGTTGAAGTATTCATCACGGGACCGAGCCATCTCGGCGGACATCTTGCAGAGCATGAGGCCACCAATTTCGACGTTTCCAGTTTTGTCACTACCTACCAGCATCAGTTCTGGATGGTCTACCGCTTTGACCGGCACCCAGCCTTCGCGCATCTTGCGAGACACGTTAGTTGGGTTTGCTTCACCGAGCAGATGCGTCATGATCCAGCGGTACACATAACCCGGCTCTGGAGTCGGATCAGGCAGCGCCGAAGGTGGCACATATACAGGACGAGCGGTTTTGTCGCGTGACACGAGATCACGAGGGGTACGATTTTCAGCCATTATTTCTCTCCAATTTTGCAACTTCAGCAGCATACTGCTGCGGGGTTAATCCGTACTTTTTTGCCAGCGCAATTTGCGTAGACGTAAGTTGAATTTTCTTTGCGCCCGAAGAACGAGCTGCGGGAGCAACAACCGAGGTTGGCCGTTTTGGGGAGTCAGCCGCCTTACGATCTTCGACATCGCCAAAGACTTCAGGAAACGTAGACTTCACGCGAGCATCAATCCGCTCGAAATATTCACTGCTGCGGGGATCGACCCCGTTGTTGACTAGCTTCTGGTGCAGCCCTAGTGCAAAGCTGGTAACTTCTTCGAACCCCTCGGCCCCGAACCACTGGTTTTTGGCCTGCCAGCGCAGGGTTTTTTCGTCGGGTTGCACCGGTTGGGGTGCGGGTTGCCTAGTTTGTACAACAGTTTCTTCCTGTTGTAAAGCGGTTGGGCGAAAGTTTTTTACCGAAGCAATCTTCATCTTGGCTTCGGTCAGTGCTTCCTGCGCCGCAATGATGCCGTCCGTGTCAAACGCTTCCTGCGCCACTTTGTAATCGCGGCGGGCTTTGTCCAACTCGGCTTCGGCAGCTTGTTTGGCCATCTCCCCATACTGCTGGGAGCCGGTGTCCACATACTGTTTGAGCTTCTGGTTCTCCGAGTGCATGTGTTGTGCAATGCGCTCAAGCTCCTGCTTTTCCCGCTGAAGGGCTTCTTTGGCTCGGCGCTCGTCGTGACGGGCGTGGGTCAGCTCCTTAATGCGTTCCTGAGCACCTTTGGTGTAGGTCTCAATCTCCGCATCTGTGGGGTCGGCCACCTCCCGGTCCAAGGGTTTTCGTCCCTTGTCGCGCTCGGGCGTGTCATCGACGATCTCTATTTCGACATCGCCGTCTTCTTGTTGCGAAACTACAACAGTCTCGTCCTGTTCGTCAGGAAACTTAAATTCACCTGCCATTTACTGCTCCTTCAAGCGCGGGTAAGTCCGCGAGGGTCTTGCACAACTGCTTCGATCATGTCGTCATTGATGACTCGAAACTCTTTTCCGTAGATTTTGAATCGCGTACCGGAATACGTACGCACGAGCACAAAGTCACCTTCCTTGCACCACGGACCGCTTGGGAACTTGGTGGTGTCTTTGTACGCGTCAGGTCCGATCTTCATGACAAACAGCACGGTTGTGGCGTGCTCTTCTTGTTTCATGAACTGACCGGCTTTGACAATTGAGGAGTTCTCAAATGTCTCAACAACGTCGGGCACCGCGCACAGCAGTTTCCAACCTTTGGGGTCGGGAAGCTGTCGGGCCTTTTCTTCATCTGTCGCTTCCGGGGCCGGGGCCTCAGTCGGTTGGATGGCTTCGGGTAGGGCAAATGTGCCCGGCTCAAGACTAAGTTCACTCATCTGATTGTTCAACTTTCTGTGCAAGGTCAATTACATAGCGCTCTGCGATAGCCAGACCCTGAATGGTTCCGCAGAGTTTTTGATATTCCTCAAATGAGCGACATGCTCCGCTGGCGGCGTCGTCAGCGTAGTTGTTCATGTCTTTGCGTATTTGTTCGCGCAATACGCGTGCGAAGTCTTGGATCATTTATTTGGCCGGGCCTTTCGGTGGTTGGTTTTTCTGCATCGCCTGTTGGCGACTCCTTGCGATGTCGATGCCCATGCGGACACCTTCTCGTTCTTGGTCGGACTGCAACTTCTTCTCGGCCTGCGTGGCCTGCTGGCCTGCCTTGAAGCCGTCCAATTTCAATTTGCCTTCCAGCGCTCTTTCTTTGAGGTCCAGCTCGTCCGCACGGGCGGCGGCATCGGCGGCAATCTTCTTCTCTTTGAGCGCAACTTCTTGTTGCTTGATCTGCATGTCCTGCTGCTGGAGCTGGAGCACGGGGTCTTGGGCTTGCTGCTGGGCCTGTTGCTGGGCTTGCTGCGCTTGGCTCTGTTGGAGAACCTGCTGCGCAGCCTGCGCCATCATGGCAGACAGTGCGACCTCGATCTGCGGCGGGAGCTTCTCGTCTTCCGGTGGCAGGGGGATGCCAAGCTGCTGCTCAATTTTCTGACGGTACGCAAAGCCAACGTGCTCGGCAATGTGCGCCATCATGGCCCCTTGGATCATCGGTGCCTTGGGGTTCTGGCCGATCAACTGCATGATGATCGGGTCCTGCATCGCGGACATGTGCACCTTGATGTGGGCCTCGTGGTCTTGGTACATGAACGCTTTGACCGGCTCGCTCTTGAGCACCATCATGTTCTCGGACACGGGGTCTCTCGGCTTCTGGTCGTCTGGCAGCGGCACGAGCTTGTCGGCGTTCTTGATGCCCAGCACCTCCAGCATGTTGCGGTGCAACAAGGGCAGGTCATAAATTTCGGGGGCCATCTGCGCCATCTGGATGACGGCTTGGTACTGCACCACGCGCTGGCTCATGGTTGCCGCGTTGGGGTCCGACACAGGGATGATGTCTACGTGGCGGTAGTCCTCTGCCTTGGCTCTGCGGCCACCACGGTCAGGCTCGTAGTCGTACGCGGGGTCTGTGTAGTCGCGGATGAGTATGGCCAACAGGTGCAGCTCTTGTTTGAACGCGTAGTGCATACGCGCCTGCACAGCCGACATCACCTTGAGCTGGCGCTCCAGCAGAGCCAGAGTTGTGCCCACCGGGGCGTTGGCCGACATGTCGGCAACCTTCATGTCCGCAGTAGCTGCGAAACGGCGACCCTCTTCAACGATGGTGCCCAGCAGGCTGAACAGAACTGCCGAAGGCTCTTTGTACGGCAGCGGCAGGATGTTGTCCCGCAGTGCGCCCGAGCCGATGTCTACGTCCCGGAACTCGCCGGGGGCAATCGGAGTGTCATCACCCTTGATCCGAAGTCCGCGAGACTTGAGGCCCCCGGGTAGATTCGATAGTGTCCCGGCGTCCACGAGCTGTCGCATGATGCTGGTGGCCGACTTAGCAAATCCCCCAATGAGGTGGAAGAGGCCGAAGCCATACGCACCGAAGCCGGGAATGTATTGGTAGTGAACGAAGTGCTGGCGCTTGAGCCGCAGGTCGTCATCTTCACGCCAGTTGCGTCGAATGGACAGAACATCGTTGGTCCCCTTGATGAGTGTTACTACGTACGGCAGCGCGATGCCTGTGGGTTCGCCGTCGTCGCCCTCGTCTTCAAAGCCCTTGAGGTCCAAGTCAACGTGGCACTCCATCAGGATGTAACGGTCGTCGTTCAGATCACTGAAGCCGGTCTCTTTGTCCTTGGCCTTCTCAATGTTGGTCTGCTCGCGTGTGGGGTCGCCCAGCTCGATGTCACGGTAAAAGCCCGCCTTCTGGAGCTTGATGATGTCGTTCTTGGTCTTGCGCATGATGTGTGTCAGGCGGTAGCAAGTGTCCATGTCCGTCGTGCCGTACGGCAGGATGATGTCTTCTGCGGGCACAAACATCGACACCTGACGCCCCAGATTGGGGTCGTAGTACACCTTCTTGAACGCTGAGCCGGTGGCTGGCAGCGACCACAACATGCGCTCGTGCTCTGGGCGGAACTCTTTCATCACGTCTGTCAGCTCGTAGTTCATGTCGGCCTCGACACGCTGCGCAGCTTGCTGCTTCTCAGGGGTCTCTTTACCCAGAATCTTCGTGCGCACCGGCCCTTGAGCGGGGAACGACTCCGTGATCGCCTCTGACTGGAACCGGACCACGGCCTCGGTAATCATTGGGTGGAACACACCAGACGCGCCGTTCCACGGCTCTGTGCGCTCTTCGACCTGCAAGCCCAGCAGCTTCAGCCCTTCCGTGTACGCCTTCTCCCACTCCTTGCGCGACTGGCGGTCATTGTCAATATCTGAGGCCAAGTCCCCGGCCATCGACTCAATGGCACCGGCGTCCATCTCTTCGGCCAGATTGACATCAAAGTCGTTCTCCGCCTCAACCTTGGCCAACTCGACGGCAAACCCCGGGCCTTCGATGCTCACCGCTTCGGGATCAACGATCTCAATTTCAATGCCCTGCTCGTCTTCGGCCAGTGCGTCGATGCCCTGTGGTTGCTGAAAGAGTGCTTTGTCGATGTTCGTTGCCATGTTGATCCTTAATAGTAGGCGGCTACGCGCCCACGGTAAATCTTGTCGTCTTTCTCATCCGAGTCCAGTGAGATAAACCCGCCTTGCCTGAAGCGCAGCAGCGCCTGACTGGTCGTATCCACATAGTCGTCATTCTCGCCTACCGGGAACGCCGCCACCTCTTCGATGACTTCGCGTGCCCAGCGGGTATCCGGTGCCCAGATAATGCCAGAGGTAAACAAGTCTGCAATTGCGTTGACCCGCACCATCTTATCGTTTCCCCGGCTCGGCGTAAACTCTTGCACGGGTATGCCCATCGCCCGCAGCTCCTGTATCAGAGGCCCACCAGCGGCTTTCTTCTCCACGATGAACGCGTCTGGCTCCCACTCCTTGTAGTGTTTCAAGGCGGACTGCTTCAACTCGGGAAACGGCATCCTGTCCTTAAACGCGTCCAACAAGATTACTTGCGCCGCGTTGTTCTCTTCCTCGTTGTAGAACACGCCCCACGTGGTGCACGCCGAATAGTCGGATGTGCTCTTGGTCTCGTGCGCCGTGTCCCAGCTCTGGATGATGTACTCACAAGGCGGCGGCTCGTCTGACTCCCAGATGCGCCAGCTCTTCCTGCTGATGATGGCCGACACGTCCGAGGTGGGCTGCTGCATGTACTGCGCGTTCCAATACCTCGGGTCCATCGAAGACTTGGCAGACAGCAGCGAAGTGAGCGGCCACTGCTCCGGCCAGAGCGACTTCTCGTTGTCCGTGCCTTCGTTGAGGATGGCGGGCAGCTCCACGATCTCCCAGCGCGGGGAGTCCGGGTTCTTGACTTGGTAGTCGATCAGCCGCCCGGTCAGGTCCAGCGGCCCCCACCGGGTCATCACCACAATGATCGCGCCATTGGGCATCAGGCGCTGCAACGGGCCTGTCTGGAACCACGACCACGCCGTGTCAAACGCTAGACGACTGTTGGCTTTAACGTCCTGCTCAGAGTGCGGGTCGTCGATCAGGAACAGGTCAGCACCCCGTCCGGCCAAGGCTCCACCCACACCAGCGGCGTAGTATTGTCCCCCTGCGTCAGTGCTCCATTTGCCTGAAGCCTTCTGATCTTGCGCCAACTTGGTGCCCGGGAACACGGTGTTGTAGTCCTCGTCCTCCAGCAGATTCCTGACCCTGCGGCCAAAGTCTTCCGACAGGGACGCGGTGTGCGTGCCCATGATGATCTTTTTAAGGGGGAAATTGCCCAGAAAATACGCCGGGAACAGGTAGCTGGAGAACTCAGACTTACCCATACGAGGGGCGATGTTGATGATGACGCGCTTCTTTTTGCCGTCGATCACGTCTTGGAAAATCTTGGACAGCTTGCGGTGGTGGGGCCCAACCTTGAAGCCGGGGTACACCTTCTTGGCGAAGTCAATCATGTTAAGGCGCGAGTTCTGTAGGGACCGCCTGCGTTCGCGCTCTTCTAACATCTCCACCAACTCAATCTTGGCCGCAATTGTCATCGTCGGCAACGCTGCGCGTATGGCCTTGACCTCTTCCGGTTTCAAATTGAGCGCGTCAAGATTCATCGTCGGTGGGGGCTGGAGGTTCTTCAGAAGTCAGTGAGTGCTCACTTTGATCTGACTGGTCTGGCGTGCTTGGCTCGACGTCCGTGATGTCTGCCGTGGTCTCTGCGCTGGTGGCGTCCACGTCGATGGTGTTCAGGAGGAGGTCGAGCTTGTCTTGGAGCTTCTTGTCGATCTCGGCGTCGGTCAGATCGGTCTTCTTGACCTCCAGCCTGTCCGTGAACAGCGCCACTTCCGTCACGCGCCCGAGCATCTCGATGGCTTTGAGCCTGATCCGAGCGTCGGGGTGGTTGGTTTCCTCAATGATCTTGGCGACTGCCATGCCGCGCATCTGCTTGGCCTGCTCCACAAACTCCCAGTCGTATGCAGACAGCAGCGTCACCAGATGCCTGACGGACTCCGGCGTTTTGAGCAGTGTCAACTGGGTTTTGGTGTCGGCGGGGGGCGTATTGTTGGCCAGCGCTGCGAAAACTGTGCGTGCTGCCTTGGCTTCGGCCTCTTGCAGAATCTTTTGGTCGTCTTCGACGCCCAGTTTTTCCAACCACTTGGTCGTATTGACCTGTGCGTTGAGTATTTGGTCGGGCGTTGCCCTGTCCAGCCCGGACACGTCCTTGCCGGTGGCCTCAACCACTGGCGGCTCAAATTCTAACAAGTGATCTAACATGCGCGTAGTACCTTGCGGACTCGGAGCCTTTAATGTACACTACTTTTTGAGTGGTGTCTGCGGTTTCGTAGTCATTGCTTCTCCTTGATGTGTGCAAATACATCTTCGCCCGGCTTGTCCGGGCATTTTTTTGTCTGTGTATGTCTAACATTAGACAGGGTTTCATGGAATTTTTGCAAAATTTTGTGGTGGATTTTGCGTTTGACAAAACTGGGGATTATCGGAGGGGAATAGTGTTCATGTGGGACGGCCACGCTGCCCTATATATGGCTTGGTGGGGGGTGGGTGGGGGTCAAAGTAACCCAAAATGCCCCATATTCTGCCCCTCAGAGGCCGATCAAACAGGGGTTTCCATACAATAGGTTTAGCAGTAGGGGATTCGCTCTTACTGCTACATCAACCACGGGTCACAGTGACCCGAACCTAAGAGGTATTTCAAATGACTACAGCAAACAAAGCCGCCGCCTTCACAGCCCTGAACAAGTTCGCCACTGCACGGGTACAGCTCATAGCGGGGCTACGGGATGCAGGCTATACGCTTGAGACGGCACGCGGTGTCGTTATCGAGTGGGCATGCGACAAGGTAGGCTCAGGCAGTAAGGGCTTCAAGGTCAATGATGAGACGGGCAAGGTCACGCTGGTGTCCGGCCATGCCAAGTACGAGACGGCCAAGACAGTGGTGCGTGATGTGATGCACATGCTGGCCGGAACGACACGGCGTCAGGCGAGCGCTCGCACGGAAGTTGACCCTGTGGCTCAGGCGCTCAAGGCGCTGTCTAAGTTGACCCCTGCACAGCTTCGCAAAGTGCTGGCGGCTTTCTGATTCGGGTCACGGTGACCCGTTTTTCTGTCAACCGGTACAGGCGCGGGGCTTGGCCGGTGTTTCTTTCTGTGTCAACCGCCGCCACCGAGCGGCATTTTTATTGGAGATATGACTATGACCCAAAACGAATTCCTCACCTTGTGCCTTGAGCACGGCGTAGACCCGAGCCTTGCGCTTGAAAACCCCGCCATTGTCGAAGCGCTCAAAGCCAGAGACGCCCAAGCCGTAGCAAACATCCTCACCAACGAATTCTGAAAGCAAACCATGAAACAGCACATCAAACATGTCGGCGTCTTGTCTCTGCCCTGCGGCGACTACGATCTTTTCGACTACTACCCCACTGACCGGCGCGACTTCAAAATCACCTCGGCTGTGCCCGTGGGCAGACCGACCTGCGGCATCTCCTTTACCTGCGAGGCCAGCTTCGAACGCTGGCTTGAGCGCAACATGGCTCCCGTGCAGTTGGGTCTTTTCGGGTCACAGTGACCCGCAGACAACAGGGTGCGATAAGACTCGGTACGGATTTGAGATAAGACTCGTACAAAATTGAGATAAGACTAAGTGTCCAGACCGTCCCTTCTTATCGCACTTTGTGCTAAGCACCCAGTACAGCCGCAACCCGCATGGATGCTGGATTCTGGGGGGTAAGTGTCCGCACCCTCTATCTAAATCTTTATATATAATATATATTAGAGAGTGTGTATATGCGTTTGCTCGGGCTTTTGTTTTTACTTAAAGGCTTTGGCTATGGCTAGTTGTTTGTTAGATAGTGAGCTGGACACTTTTTCAAGAAACCTAGCGTTCATGCGGCCTGCGGGGTGTCCAGACGCTTAGCACAACATGCGATACAATTCCCACTCTGTCCAAAACTCGGTATGAAAAGGAGATATGACTATGGATTTTCCCAAATCCTACCTACGCATGAGCGAACGCACTCTACGCAAACACCTTGCAAAACGCAAACTTCCCTTGGGATACGCTGAAAACCTCATATCTCAGGTGATGTCCGAGAGGCACAAGAAGTTCGCGCATCTCGCCCGAGATACGCAACACGCCCGATTGTGGGGCGACCTCATAGCCCCTGCCAAGGCCGAACGCCGCATCGTGCAGAGGATGTTGAGTTTAGATTTAGCCAATAACAGCCCCGAACGCACCCTTGCACTGGAGGCGTATCTCATGGTGCTTGACGCCATCATCGGGCGGCTCGTGCTCAAGGCCAACACATCAGGGGCTACGCCAAGGCAAGTAGCGGAGGAGGCCAACACCCCCAACAAGGGCGAGCACTGGGTGGACTGGATGCCCCAGAAAAAGATCGACCTCATCAAGGAATACTTCGCCCAGATACCCTACATCAAGGGCGTGAGGCAGAAGACCCCGTTCGAGCGCCGATGGCCAACGACACAGCACGCCATACACAAGAAGCGCCTGATTGAGCGCACCGACAAGGAGCTTGCCATCCTTGAGCGCCGCATGGCCGTGGAGCTTGCCGATGCTAAGTTGACCGACACGCACATCTTCAAACAGCAGGAGATCAACGACATGCGTATCCAGATCAGCAAGATGCAAGCGGCCATGCACACCATCAAACTACTGCGCCCGACTGACCTCGTGCCGGTGACATGGCACGGCATCGAGTTGCCAGACTGAGGGTTAACCCTGACGGGCTTCCCTATCAACTTTTACAGGGTCACAGTGACCCGAAACCAAAACGGTTAGCAGCCTGCCGACTCAGGCTGCACTTTAAGGAGAAGACAAATGAAAACACTGAACGAACTGCGTGCCTTCTGCGAGGGCTACCGCTTGGGGCTTACCACTGATCGTGCCTTCTACGGCACAACGCTGGCCGGAGTCGAGGACTGGGTTGTCTGGGGAGGCTACGACATCAACTTGTCGGGGAGTGAAGTCTCAGGCCACGCCAAAGAGGAAACAGACCTGCATGTAGACGCATACCCCGCCGACTGGGTGGACAACCTGCCCGAGCCCATCCACAGTTTCACAATAGGAGAAAGCAAATGAAAGAGCACCAACCAGAGAACATGCACTTCTACGCAGCAAGCGTAGCGGACTGGGTAACAACCAACGACAAGCGTGACCTAAGAGGGTTACTAAAGATCATGGACGGGTTCGGGTACTCGTACAACCTGTTCCTTGTGCCCGTTCCCCATAACACCAACTACGAGATCAAGATGTACCAACCCCAAGTCGAGGGCACGCAGTGGCTCGGCTATTTTGAACTAAGAGGAAAGAAGAAATGAAAACATACAGCATCACCATCAGAGCCACAGTCACCAAGACCCTGCGTGTGGAGGCAGACAACGAAGAAGACGCCATCATGATGGCGCATGAAGAGTTCGATGCGGCGAACGACCACAACGATGAGAACTACGAGCAAGACACGCTCGACATAACCGAAGGAGAAAGCAAATGACAGCAATGCACTTAGACCACGACATGCGGCTACAAGCCGCCCGATGTATGGAGCGTGAGGGAGGTAGCTTCGCAGGGCATATCGCCCGGGCGTTCTATGTGGCCGACACGCAGAACGCAGAGAAGTTGTTGACGACATTCGATATGTTGTTCCTCAAGTTTTATGCGGAGCACTGCCGCAACGAGCGCATGAAAGAAAGAGAGGCAATCAAATGAAGACATATCAAGTGGAGTTCAAGCGCACGAGCTTTGTGACCGTCTCTATCGAAGCCGAGTCTGCGGACGATGCCGAACAGAAAGCATGGGATGAGTTCAACTTGGACGAGGGTTACTTCGAAGTAGGTAACGCCGACTGGAGCATCGAAACAATCACAGAGGAGAAATGAAATGACAGAGAACCAAACTTTCGCAGCACGCTGCGCCCTCGCTGACCTGTGCGGCGCATTGCAGGACTACCAGCAGCGGGGCAGTCCAGATAGTTTCCACAACTGGGACGCACACCGCCAGACCATTCAAGAGTTGGCCGAGGCGTTTGGCCTTGGCGATGAAGTACCGGAGGATTGCCAATGACCATGCTAACCACACCCAACCAGATCGAGGGCGCAAGGCTCCTCACGCTGCGCTCCATGCTCAAGCTGGAGATGAAAGGGATGAGCCGAAGCCGCTCACCGAGCGCCTACTCCATGCTCAAACAGATGGGGTTCAAAGGCACTCGTGAGCAGGTGCTCGCACAAATGGACGAGCTTCGCAATGAACTCATAGGTAAGGAGTAAGCGGGGAGGATTCTCCCCAACAGTATGAGGGTGCTGTCTCACCCTCGCTTTCAGTCAAGTAAAACCTCAAGGAGTTAGTTATGCACATGGGATTCACACCAAAAGCCAGAGCGTTTGCTGATGCCGTCAATGTCGTATGGAAAACAAGGCACTGGCATCGAAACCTACAGGACAGATTCCGCCTTCACCCCGCAGTGGTTGCAGCGTTCAACATGCACGACCCAGAGGACTGGCAACAGTTACTGCTTGAGTGGCCGCATGTGGCAACGACCGATGTGACCCGCTTGGCCTATACCCGTGACGAGCGAGCGGGCGAGGCCGACAGGCAGACGCTGACATCATTGGGCAAGTACTTGAAGCAGCACTGGCCGAACCTAGCAGACCACCACATCAGGGACTTCGTAGCCAAGTACGCTACAGCGGCTAGCTTTCACATCGAGCGCACCACCGAGGCCATCGTCAACGCAGTGCAGAAGGGGCCTAGCTCATGTATGAAGTTCGATGAGAACAACTCGTCCGAGCGTGAGGAGCTTGATGAACTCGGGGCGCATCCCTACGAGGTGTACGCGCCGTGCTATGGCTGGCATGTGGCAACCCGCCGCTTGGGGCATCAGATCGTGGGGCGTGCGCTACTCATGCAGCGTGACAATGACGAGTCCATGCCCAAGTACTTCGTGCGTACCTACAAGCACAAGGACGGCGAGCGTTACTCACAGCCCGATGATGAGTTGATACAGTGGCTTAACTCGCAGGGCTACAAGCACAACAGTTCGTGGAAGGGCGAGCGCTTGGCGTACATCAAGAGTGGGCACAGCGACTGCGACTTCATC